TTCTGTTATACCTGTAAACGCATCTTTAATCCCTAATAGTGTTTTACTAAAAGGTTGGTTAAATATATTGAATAAAGTTTCACCTACTTTAACCACCCTATCTCTTAAAACATTTACTGCTGCCCCTAAACCTGCAAAAATTACTGATAATTGGTCTGCACCTCTTTTTGTGCTAGTAAAATATGTAGCTAATGAACCAAAAGCAATCAACAAGGCACCGATACCTGTAGACATTATACCTCTAGTGATTGTAGCAAACATTACTTTGATTGTTGGTATTACTCTACCTAAAGATTTATTTACATCATTAATAGATACACCAAATAACCTAAAGTTACCTACCCCTTCTTTTACTAGCTTTTCATTTTCTTTTAATTCTTTGTTTTGTTCTTTTAATTCTCTATTGTTTTCTTTTTGTTGGTTTTGTAAATCTTTTAACCCTAATTTTTCTAGCTTAATGTTTTTTTCTGTTTCTTTTATTTTTTTATTCAGGTTATCCATACCTGCATAAAATGCACCTTTAGGTATAGAATCTTGAACTGCTTTTAATTCTACTAATTCTTTTTCTAAGTCATTTAAAACTTTATTTTGTATGCTTATTTGCTCATTTAATTCTTTTTGAGCAGTTTCAGCTTCATTTAAAGATTTTGTAAAATCATCAACTTGTTTTGTTGCAGGTTTTACATTTGCTTTAATTTCCATTACTATTTCTTCTTGTGCCATATCTTAGAATGTTTGTGTTATTTTATTTCTATATAATTTTACATCTGCAGTCCATTGTATATACGTTTCTTCTAATCCTGTTACTGCAACACCAAAGCTAGTAGCAGTNGCATCTTTCATNACTGCTGTAATGTGCATACCACTTGTGCCATAAGCTACTATATGTGTAGTTGTTTGATGATATGTAGATGCCAAGCCGTTAGTAAACGTAACTGCACCTGTAATCTGTACATAACCATATTCTCCTGTTGTTCCTTCCCCCACCCCTGTATTTACACCTATTACATTAGCTTCAAAACCTATTACTGCATTAGGTACTTTTTCTATAAATTTATTAGTAATAAATTGCGTATATAAAGAAGTTTCTGTTCCATCTGTAGTATTACCTGATTGTTGAACGATAGATGTTTGTGCTAAACCTACTTGTGTATTAAAGCCACCACCACCTAATACAAATTCACTTTGGTTTGTAGCTTCTGACAATGAACCTGTTATAACTGCTGCGTTGTTTACACCAAGTGCTATTTCATTTCTTTCGCCTGTTATTAAGCTATTCAGATTATCACCAAAAGTTGTATTCCCTTTACCTAACACAAAAGTAGTTTCAGTACCTTCGTTTGTTGTATTGTTTGCACCTTTTATTATATTGTGTACATCATTAGAAGTACGATTTATTTTTGTGTTATATATAAATGCTTCGCAAGTACCTTTAGTTGCGTTAAAGGTGTAGCCATAAGCTTCACAAGTCCTTTGGTTAGCCACAACATCATTAGTTCCATCTGTAAATATTACTTCGCCAACAGAATTAACTGCTTTTGGTTTTATTGTAAATCCTTTTTTAAATTCCATTATCCTATTAAAATAAATTCAACAACTGATAAGTCATTAGGTTTGTACTCTATTTTATTTACTCTATACGTTTGGTTTTGTATCATTACAGTATCATAGAAATTGAAGTTATTAATATCAGCAGGTGTTAGGTTTACTTTTAATTTCATTACTCTAGTATTACTATCATATAGTTCGTTGTAATAAGGTGCATAATATATATTGTATAAATTATCAGTAGGCACAAAAGGTATTCCTGCAGGTTGTATTAATTGACTTGCACCAAAGTTATAATCTTCTGTATTTGCAGTTGTTGGGTTTATTTCTGATAAATGGCTAAACTGTAAGAAATCAGATGCATTTTCACTTAATTGGCCATTTTGTTCAGGAATGTAGTATGATGCTGCAATAGTTTTAGAACCATTATCATATAAAATTCTAGGTAAATTGTCAAAACCTTCAAATTCAGTTTGTTCATCATTACTTGTATATATTGATGGGGTTAATAGGTTAGGGAACTTATCGAACAATGGTTTTATTACTGTTGCTGCAAAAGGTGCAGCCACTATTTCTTCTTCACCTTCTAACAAAGTCATATCTTGTTCTATAAATATTTTCTCACCATACAACTTACCACCTGTGCCACCTTTATATATTCTAAAAGCATAATCATCATCATCTTCTTCGTATTTAAAAGTAGTTTGTTTAACTAATTCAATAGGTTTTAAATCAATTTGTGATACATCTACCTTTTCTGTCCAATCATAATTAATACCCCTACTAGCTAATGATAAATCAGTTAATACACCACTATTAGAATAATTTATAAATATATCAGAATAAGGCTCTATAATTATGTTTTTAGGGTTATCAGTGTCTTTTAATGTAACTAAATTAAACATTGTTAATATACCTTTAATAAAATCCCATTGCCCTAAATCACCCCTTCTTGTATTAAGTAGTGTAGAATTAATAGTTGTTGTTAAACCAACTGAAACGTGAAACTCACTACCATTAGCTGCATTTTGAAATAAACTATAACTATTATTTACACTACTTTTAAATTGAAATTCAATGGTTTCATTAGTATTAATAGTTGCATATAAAGTATTATTCCAAGTGACACCCTGCCCAACTGTTTGTGCTATGCTACCACTAAAATAGGTTTGAATAATATTACCCCCACTATCTTTTCTTATTATTCTATAATTTAATGTGCTTGTTGCTAAACACTGAAATTGTATGTAATAATCTATTCTGTAACCAACATTATCCGACTGCCCTACAAATTTCTTTTGAGTATTGTTCCAACCAACTTGATTAGTAAATGCTATATAATTTAAAGGTGCTATGTTTTGATAAGTCGTGTTAGATGTTATAGTTGTTATACCTGATTGAAAACCATAATAACCCAACATAGTATCACTAGGTGTTTCTCCTGTAAAATTAAAGTCCATAAACAACTTGTTGAACTTATTACTGTTTAAAAAATTAGATGTATATGTAAAACCTGCATTGTAGAATATATTATCTAAAAGGTATTTACAATTTATAAAAGGCCTAAAAGCATCTTCTAGTTTTTCAAGTTCAGGCCTACCATTAATGGGTCCTGTTCCTAAACCTAAATTATTACTAATGGCTAAAGATATGTTTCCTGTCCAATCAACAAAAGGGTATTTTATAACTTGAGTTGTTGTGGCACCTGCTGCACCTGCAAAAGAATTAGCACCTAAAGGTTGCAACAAAGTAAGCCCTGATGTCCAACTTGCTTTTATGTTAGATTTTTTGTAATCGTGTTCTAATTCTACAAATGTTGCCGATAAATCTCTAAAAGTTCTATTTTTCAATATGTCTGCTAAAGCAATAACTTCATCATATAAATTAACATTGTAGCTAATTTCACCATCTTTATTAGATATATCTATTAACCTTAAAAAACCATCAAACAAAGTGTAGCCATCTTGTTTTAATATACATTTAGTTTTTACATAAGGGTTAAAATCTACACCATTATCTTTTCTTTGTACATCAAATATGTGATTAAATATCTTGTTGTTTCTTTTTGTTGCAGGTAAATTGAAGTCCTTAGAATAGCTTTGTACCTTTTCGGCTACGTTTTTAAAATCATCAATAGATAAGTTTAATGGTATATCTTCTTCTTCGTATAAGTCGCATATTACTTGCCCATCATCTAAATCTGTATATATAAATGTAGGTTGTTGTGCTGATTCAGATATACTTATTTTATTTATATAAACTGTTGAGCCATTATCGTTTTGATAAGATAATAATAGTATTTCATCAGTTGCATCAGCAGTAAATGATACTGTTTGTGTTCCTGTAGAACTTGTGCCTAAAGCAGTAAAAAGGGTTTGGTCGCCTAACGTAGATGTTGAACCTGTTATATTTCCTGATGTTCCTATAATTAACAAACCACCTGCTCCTGCTTGTGTTATATTTATACTTAAATCATAAACAACTCCAGTTGTTAGGCCTATAATTTTTTGATATACCCCACTACTTGATGTAGCACCATTTGCTGAATACAGTTCTAATTTATTTAAACTAGTCCTAGAAGGCATAGTAACAGAAACAAATGTACCCCCTGTACTTCTAAACCTTTTCCAAGCAGCTATAGCATTGTCATTATTTATAGCATCTAAAGCAGNGTCTGAAGCAGTTGAATCATACCCATTATGATTTAATAGTGTAAGAAACTCTGTGTTATCTGCAACGTACTCATTATTTAAAGCAACTTGAGATGCAGTATAGCCATCATAATTTTGAGGTAGTAATATTAGTTGTATTGACATTATACAGAATGTGCTTTTTTATTATGTGTTTTTTCTAATTCAAAAGTGTATTGTATTAGCTTGTCGTTTGCCTTTGTTTTTCTTGTGTAGCTTGATGTCATAACTGTTACAGGTTCAACATATTTATTTATTATACCAAAATTAGTATCACTTAGTGTTCCATCATACCCGTTTAATAAATAAACTTCTGTACTATTAATTAAGTTCTCAAACCATATAGCTTCATCTTCATTAATAAAATCAGTATTTATACTTATAAGTTGTTTTGTATTTACCCTAAAGTTTTTCTTACCACCTTTATATCCTCTTACTCTATATTTATTTTCATTCCAAGTTCCAGATTGTTGCGTGTATGATGTTCTATTAGTTTGTAAAGATTTTACTGACTTCTTTTTAAAAGTATAGTAATCCCAAGTACCATATTGATTTAACCAAGTTAATCTAATACTTTCAAACCCTTTACAACTATTACCTATTATGTTTATAGTGTAAACAACACTAATTGCTTCATCTTCATCATCAAATGCTTGAAAAGTATAATAAGCAGTATTTGCTTTGTATGTATCCCATTGTGTACTCCAACCATCTAAGTTAGCAGGAAAGGCACCTAAGTACATAATTCTAGTTAGTGAATCATCATTGTTATATTCAAACCCACCATTTGCAGTTGTGCATTGAACCTGAAAGCCACCCATATTGTTGCCTAAACTATTATATAAACTAAATTGCACATACTTAACCCTTTTATCTGTTGAGTTTACACTACCGACATCAAAACTATATGTTGCAGTATTCATAAAATTAAAAAATGAAACTGTTCCGTAATCAGTTAATTTAGCATATTGAGTAGTTGGTGCATTAGTAATAAATTTACCTAAGCTACCATAATAATCATTTAAAACTAATTTATCTTTGTTTAAATTGTAACCATAGTTACCGTCTATAGATTGTAATACATCATCATAATTTATAACTCCATTAAACACCATATACTGCCTAGTTAATATAGGTTTACTAAAAGATTGTTGTTGTGATGATGTTGCAGTATCATACCATTCTACATTAAATGTTGCACCAAAATACCTAAAGTTATTTCTGTTACAAGAATATTTATCTATCAAATGTATAGGGTGTGGTTTGCTTTCTGAATATGCATCTCCTTTAAATGTGCTATAAAATACATTGTCAAAATTAGTACCTTCATTTTGTGGGCTTACATAACTTTCTAATATAGGGCTTAATGAAAATATACCTACCCCTTTATTGTTAGGTGTTACTTTAAGTGTTGCTATTCTGCTTTGTGTTGTGAATGTTCCTGATAATGTATTTGCTACAAATATTTCTGCAACAAATTTAACTCTAAATTTATTAGCTACTATATTATTTTCAGAAACAGTAAATATTATATCCTGACAAACAGGCATTGTTCTGTATAAAGGCCTTTGTTCTATTTGTAAACTCATCTTTTTAAATTATTTAATATATCTTGTTTTACTGCTTTTTGTATTTGTGATGCAAACCCTCTTAATTCTAGGCCTAATGGTTTTTGAAAAAAACTAATCCCCTCAATACCTTTAATGTATATACTTTTAGCTATTGCAAATTTTAAACTACTTCTTGTCATAAACCTACCCCTTGCATCTCTAGGTGCTATACCTCGCATAACAGTCCACTTATCTAACACTCTAGTTGGTGGCATTTTACTTTTATAACTGTATGGGCTATTTTGCCTTTGCCCTTTATAATCTGTAAAACTTCTAATACCTGTATATGTACCTTTGTTTTTACCTGTTTTTATTTCACCCCCTGCACCTGACACACCTTTGTCCATAAACTTACCATAGTCAAGCATACTAAATTGTACGTTGTAGCCATTAGATGTTTTAAATATTTTGTAATTAATACTATTTAATAAAGCACCTGTTACTACTTTTTTCTTTTTGTTTAATATGCCTTTAGCTTTATTGACTACACTTTTACCAAAACTATTTAAGTATCTTTCTAAAGCTTTCACTATACACTAGCTACAAATATTTCTACATCTAAAGTAGCAGCAGGGTTTACCTGTAAGCTTCTTAAATCGGACATAGTACCAAAACTAGGTGATGTGCCTTCTTCTGCTAACATTACTGTACTAGCAGCACATAATATATGTGATTGGCCTGCTTTTAGTAATACTTGATAGTTAGTGGCTGCACCAACTACTGCTAATTCTAAAGTATTAGTAGCATCTAAGTTAGTTACCCTAATATATCTAACATCTTCTTTGTCTATTTGAACTACTGAACCATAAGAGTTACTATCGAATGCTGCTAAGAAAGTAGTTTGTGCTGTGGTACAAGTTACAATACGTTCATATACGTTGTTTATACCTGTTGTTGTTACTGTGTTTGTAGTACCCCTTACTGCACCATTTAATACTACCGATTCACTTAATGTTGTTGTTAAATCTGCCATAATTATTTTTTATCTATTTGTTTTAATTTATTTATTGCCCAATTAATTCCTGATGTACCACCCCAACCTAACCAAGCTACATATCCTTTATCTTTCCAAGGTGTAGATTTAAAATCAGGATTAATCTTTGCGTTCTTTTCGTGTCTTTTAAATGAAGCCATTCTAGCAATAGTATCTCTACTTATTTTAGATTTTCTTGCTAATTGGTTTGCTCTAGTCCAACCCACCCTAGTCATTCCTTTAACTTCATCTCCGTGTTCATCTCTCCACCTTAATACTTTCTTTGCGTTGTTACTTGCACTTTGTGGGTAGTCGTTATATGTTTTAAACTTAATGCTTATTTCTTCTAGCTTCTCTAATATATCTTCGTAATTCATAATTTGTATGTAATCTTTGGTGGTATTAATTGTATTGTTAGTTTTCCTATTTTAAATTTAAACATTAATGTATTGCGTCTGTTGTGGCTTGTGGTGCTATGCAAGTATTATAATTGTTCTCTATAATAATTGGTAGAGTAAACACCCAACCTGTTACTGAATTATCAAACCTTTCTGTAAATGGTTCTATTGTTATGTCGCCTTCTGTAAAGTATTTAGGTATAGCATTAGCACCTTGATTAGATAGTAGTAAGCTTTCTCCGTTTTTAAACGTTCCTATTAAGTCGTTACAAATTTGTAGGCAATCTGATAATACTTCTTGTTCGTTAGATTGGTCAGGGAATACTAAATCCATAATAAACACCTGAAAGTTTAAAGTCATTTCGTGTGTACCTGCTATTGCGTTTATAGGGTTAACAAACATTAAAGGGAACATAGTGTTCTTTTCTAAGTCCATTTCATAAATATCACCTGATTCTACAGTTTGTATTTGGTAATGGTTAGCACCTAATTGTTTTAGGGTGTCTATTGTATTGTTGTAATCTTTAAAGTATGTCATCTTTGTACTGCTTTAGTTTCGTTTAAATCTGTTTCGTATGTAAGCCAAGTTAAACACTCATATAAACTTAAATTAGTAATTCTTTCTAAATTAATTATCTCACCATTTGTTAATCTATACATCACACCGAACCAACCCCACTTGTCGGCAAATTGTTCGTCTGCACTTTGTTTAATATCATCTGACTGCGTTCCATTAAATACTGCGGCAAAATCATTGACAACTCCTTCCCTAAAGTCCAAAAAAAAACCAATGCGTTGTTTACATCTTNTGCTTTCATTTTTTTAAATTTCTCTGCCCTCATTCTTAAATCACTTTTACCGTATGCTTCTATTGAATAACTACTACCATCTTTTTCAATTATTGGTCTGTATAAAACTGCCATTAGCTTAGGTAGGTTACTTTCTATACCATCTTTAAGGTATGTTTCTATATCTGCATATTCGCCAATAGTGATTTCTTCAAGGTTTGGGTGAAAACCGTACTCAACATCATTTATTTTAATTATTTTATTTAATTCACTATTTGTATTTTCCTGCAACTTTGCAATACGTTGTAATATATTAGCTACATCAGTTATGCCTAATTCTTCTACTAATTTCTTAGGTATGTCTGACAATATATTAATTGTGTGTATTGCTTCCTCACTTTTATTGTTATGTTTTTTACTTATTAATTTAACCCACTTGTCAAGTGTTACATCATTCCAACTGTTTATCATTGTGTAAACACTTTCTTTGCCATCTTTATTTATTTTCAATCGCATAATATATAATAGAATTATTTGTTTTTTAGTTTAAAATTGTATATTTGTCCTCGTTTTCAAAAAGTTTTTGTTTTTCAAAGGTGTAATTCTTCGGGGTTGCACCTTTTCTTATTGTACAAAATACTTACCATAGTTTGCATCTAATTCAAAAAACATTCTCATAGCTAATGCATCAGAATAATCAGGAGAACGCCCTATAATATCTTTTACTGTTTCTTTAGGTATAATTTTTAGTTTGTTGTCTTTGTCAGCATCTTTGGTTCTTACTTGCTCGAGTTCTTCTATAATGTGGTTTTTCATATTTATATCATTACATTCAATACCTACCTGTGCAGTATTAACCATATCAGCTAATTTGTAATAACATTGTGTTTTAAGGTTTTGGTAGTTCTCGCCTTTTAATGCCCTTGAATTATTTACAAAACCCCTGCAACGCATATAATCTTTAACCCCACCCCCAACACCATCTTCATCAACTATTATGTTAGTTAATCTAACTGCGTATTGTTGTTGCAATAACCTTATTTCCTCTACAACCTCATTTATAGCCGATTTAAGCAAACTTCTTATCTTTTTAATATGAAGGCCTTCCCAATACATTATAACTGTTTTATCGCTCCCAAAACGAGCCACATCACAACTTATGTATTTTTCGCCTTGTTTTCCTGTTTGGTTAAATAAGTTAAGTATAGCATCATATTCTATTAATGAATCTTTAGTTGCATCATATTCCCAATTACCATAAAGTAGTCGTTGTTTGCTTAACTCATCAAGGGTAAGTAGTTGTGATTTATAATGCTTAGAAATAAATTGATTGTCATCAACTAAGCTTTGTATAAATTTTCTGTGTGGTTTTTGTACTCCTTCTTTTGCAGGTTTATAATATTGTGTATATACCCAATTCTTAGCAGGGTTACAAGTCATTAACAACTTAGGTATTAAACCGTAATCATCTAACTTGTAACGCATTCTTGAAGCTACTATGTTTTTTGCTTTTTCTGTTATTTGGTTTGCTTCATCAATAAAAGCAGCAGTAATTTCAAGCGAACCTAAACTATCAAAGTTTCTGTCTGATGGGTAAAGGAAAAGGTCTTTAAGTATTATTTCACTTCCGTTGTAGAATTTAATAATATTAGAACCTGCGTTAAAATTGTAGTGCTTGTTTGCAGTTATACCCCAAGTTTGACAAACTTCAAAAAAAGTATTTAGTGTTGTTTTCTTTAATGAATCTAATTTACTCCTACCCATTAAGTATCTTGTCTTTGGGTATTTAATGCATAACAATATTAACCAACTACAACCAACCCAAGATTTACCACCACCTGCTGCACCACCGAATAATACTTCTGTTGTTTGTTTATCAAATAAGTATTCAATGGCTTTGCCCTGTGTTATAGTAAATTCAGTATCAATATTCAACCCCTTTAATATTTACATTTATCTTAATTGGTTCATCTCCTGATGTTAAATCTAATTCGTTGCGTTCTACATAACCCCTTTTCTTACCTTTAGTTTTTAAAAAGAATATAGTTGCCGAAGTATTTCCATCACCTATTTGCTTGTGTAATTGGCTTTCCCCAAAGTCTAGGGCTATGTTCTCAATATCTTTAACTGCCTTAGCAAAATCTTCATCTTCGTTTAACCATTTGTAATATGTTGAACGTGGAACATCAGCTGATTTACAAGCCACCGTAACAACACCTAACGACTTTTCCAATGCTGATAACATTGATTCCTTTTTTATGTGTCTATCTTTGTTCATATTATAAATCTTTAAATGCTTTTAAGGGATAGAATATTAATGAGTTTCTATAACCATCATCAGCTATTGGTTTAATAGGTGTTACTCCGTGTACGTTTCTCCAAGCAGGATATACTAACATAGAGTTGTCAGCTTGTTCAAATGTTGCGTTATAGTCAGGTACGTTTAAACAACCACCATTAGCATTGTTTCTTTTCGTTAAGATTATGTTTACTGTTCCTTCTAAGTTTCCTGTATCTCTGTGAAATGCTGCTGCAATATTAAAATTAGATATACTGCTAGTAAACATATTTCCAAACCTCCATTCTTTTTTTACATCTTCAAACAATTTTATTTGCCTATCGTATATTTCAGGTGTTAATTCTTTTACTATATTTTCAGCTTCTATACAAGCACCCCACATTGCTTTTATAAATGTCTTTGCTTTTGGTTCTCTGTGAACAGGTGTTATACTTGGATAAGGCATACGCATATGTGGTTTTGGTGCTCTGCTTCCAAGTATTGTACTATACTGTGTAACTAAATTTTTACCTTCTAATTGTCTTTTTAATTTATCTTTTTTACTGCCTTGCGGACCCCTACTCATTTCTGCTTTTGGAACATTATCGCTTCTAAACTCTTTATTAGCAATAGCAATTAATGCCCCTAGCTTTTTACTGTATTTAGTTACATCTTTAATATAGAAACCTATTATCTCACCACCTGATTCTAATAAACAATCTTCTTTTACATTAGGTTCTATATATTCACATTTATTACCTATTTTTATATTGTGTTCTACTTTTTTTAATTTAATTATTTCCATAAGTATTTATTATTTTTAAGCATTCATTAGAATTATTAACTTCTATATTAGCTTTAATATTATTTACCCTAGTTTTTATACTTTTAATTTGCCTATCTGTTTGTTTACTACCTCTTTGTAATCTACCACCTGCACCATCTCCTTTAATTTTTATAATGTATGGTTTTGCTTTATTAATAAAGTTTTTATTCATAAATCTATCTCCTTCAAATACTGCTAATTTGTTTTTTTTATTAATATAATTAAGCATATTGTTTAATTGTTGCATAACTGACATACTTAATTTATCACTACCTTCAAATGTTGTGTTATCGTATTTTCCTATTATAATTTTTTTTTGTGTTTCATTAAAATAAAACATTCCTAATTTAAAACCTTTACTTTCTTTTAATAGGTTTTTCATTACCCAAGTTTTTCCTACACCACATTCTCCAATAATTAAAATTATCATATATTTTTAAAAGCATTTAAAACTATTGTTCCTATTTGTTTACCATCTTTTCTAGCTTGAGTAATTAGTTTATTTGCTTCTTCATATTCATCAGCTTCAAATTCTATTTGTATTGCTCTTTTTACACCTGCTTCTTTATCTTCTAAAGTGCTACCTAAATCTATGTCATCTAGTACGGAATAGTCAACTTCTTTTTCAGGTTGCCAAACGTCCATACCCCAATCGCCTAGTTTTGCATTATCCCATTCGTTAGCTAATATACTCCAATCCCATTCCCCAAACCCAACATTGTCTTTAACAATAAACTCTTGTTTCTGTTCTTCTGTTAATCCTTTGGCTATTTTTACGTGTACTTCTTTCAGCCCTGCTTCAACACTTGCTTTGTACCTCATATTCCCCCCTAGAATTGTCATATCTTCATCTACGATAATTGGTCGCAGTTCTAACATTTCAGGGAAATCTTTAATTGACTTTACTAGTTTTTTAAATTTATTTTCTTTAATTAATCTTGGGTTAGTTGGGTTTGGTTTTAACTCATTGATTTTTAGTTTCATAGTATATAATAGAATTAATTTATATTTAGTTTAATGTTTCTTTTGCTCTTGTCCATAGCTTATCATTTTTATTAGATAGTGTTGGTTCTGTTCTTTTAATATTTGGAAAGCCACCAAACTTCTTAGCTACCTCTTGCATATAGGCACCACATTCGCATTGGGCTTCTCTTGTTCTTACTTTACCATCTACAACTTCAAGAGTGGCTTTAGTTAGGTTTCTTGTGTTTCCACATACATTGCATACATATTTAAGCATATTTATATATGGTTTAATCTTATTTTACTTAGTTTCTTTTTTTCTAATTCTTCTAGTTCAAATTCTAAATGATGTATTGCTTTTTTTACATCTTCAATATGTTTGTCTATATTACTCATTCCCTTTTCTGTTTTCTTACCACACCTTAAGAGATAGGTAACAGAATTACCTAC